ATTCAGCGCAGCCAACAGACGGAGTTCATAGACAGTCAACAATGATTGCGCGTGCAATACCGGTTGGTCTTCCCTCTGGCTCTAACGCAATGCTTTACACTTGGATTGACTCTTTCTCCCGGGCTCAACTTAGATATTTCAATGGTACGACAGACATCCAGATCACTCCTGGAATTGTCGCAATGGTTAACTTCAATGGAAGTGGTGCTGTAGGAAACCAAGTAATCCGATCTCAAATAAATGTTTCTTCTGTAGTTAAGACAGCAACAGGTCGATATACAATTAACTTTACAGACCCAATGCCTAATCTTAACTACATAGTTCAGGTGTGCGGCCATAGCATGAACGGAACTAATGGAATAAGTAACGGCGCAATCGATGGTAATAACACTTATACGTCTTCTGTGCAAACAACTCTTGTAAGAGTTCAATTCAACGGTTCTGGGTCTGCTTTAATTGATGTTGATGGTGGTTTTGTAGTCGTTACAAGGGTTTCATAATGACTTATTCTCCTTATTTGATAGCTAACTACGCTACTGGGTTAAACAATAGACTGCAGCCTTGGCTAATTGCTGATGATGCGCAAGAGCAGCTATTTGACGGCTTTGTCTATAGAGGTGTTTTATCAAAAAGGGAAGGGTATAACTATTTTGCTACAGGAGAGAGAGAAGGAACTCCTTATCGTGAATCTAGGATAGTCAGCGCTACTGCGCCTGTTGCAATGACTGGCGCGATTGACGGAGTAAACATGTTGTTCACGTATGCTGGCCCTGTTCAAATCGCAAGGGGTAGTGTAACTGTAACAGGGTCCAACCCGGTTCAATCTTTCACTGATAATGGTCTAGGTTTCTTCTTCGATGGAATGGTTCAGATTGGAACGGTTAACTATTTAACCGGTCAGATATCAATTACTCTTCCGGTAGCGCCAATTGCTGCTTCAACAGTAACAGTTGCTTTTAGCTCTATGCCTGGAAATCCTGTTATGATGGTTGCAAATTTCATCACAGCAACAAACATCAAAGAGCTTATTGTTGCTGATACCCGGTATGTTAATAGATACAACTCAACCTTAAATATTTTAGAAGACATCTCTCCTGCTACGCCTTACACAGGAGATAGCCATGATTTCTTCACATGGGTAAACTACGCTGATGCTGATAGCGCCCCAAGACTTTTGTTTTGTAACAATAAAGATGTTATCCAATCTTATGATGGTACAGCTGTAACTGATTACACATACAATATGGAGAGCGGCAACCCTCCTGCTGCTGTGATTGCGTTGACATGCTCTTGGATGTCTCAAATGAAAGATCGATTGATTCTTCTAAGGACAACTGAAACAACAGCTTCTACCACGATAACTTACCCTCAAAGAATAAGAATTTCAGGAACTGGACTTAGTTGTGATGACTTTAGAACTTCAGCAACTGGAGCTGGATTCATTGACATTCCTGACGGGACATGGATTAATGGTGCTGCATTTAACCGCGATGATTTAATTATCTTTACCCAGGCTAGTGTTTGGATTCTTAAGTACACGGGCAATGACACAACTCCTTTTGTTCTTGATAAGATAGACGAGTCTAGGGGTTGTGACGCTACCTTTGCAGTTATTACCTATCTTAATAGAACTTCAGCCGCTTCTCCTCGTGGATTAATTATCACAGACGGTTATCGCGTTGAAAGGCAGGATGAGGAAATCCCCGACTTTTCTTTTAACCAGGTAGATGGCGCTAACTTTAATCTTTGTTTTGCAGGTTCTGTTGATGCAGATAGAGATCACTACCTAATTTATCCTCCTCAAGGTCAGTCTATTTCTAGAAGAATTCTAACGACTAATTATGATGAAGATAACTACAGCATCTATAGGCTTCCTCTTTCTTGCATGGGTACTTATGTAACAGCTTTTGATGTAACATGGAATGGCCTTTTCGGATTTCCAAACTGGGCTACATTAGCTGACGCCTATGGAAACTGGGGATCTTTTGCCTTTGAAAGAGGTGCTCCTTTCAGCATTGGAGGAGGTCATAGAGGAGAGATTTGGAGACTTTCTGTTACTGAGTCTGAGGATAATCCTGTAAGAATTCGAAATGTCACAGTTATTGACGACGAACTTGTTGAAGTTACAACCGATTGGAATAACTATGGTCTTAATTCATATGATTCTGAAATGGGAGCTGATGAGATCTTCTTAACGGGAATGGTTGGGATGGATGAACTTAACAACCAACAGTTCCCAATTGAAGTGTTTGTCAACAATAACGTCTTCCGTATAAATGTTAGCTCTTGTGGTATTCCCACATCTCAGCTTACTCCTTACGTTTCAAATGGTCTTGCTAGCAGAGTGATTCCTTTCACAGCTCTTTTCAAAAAGTTTAATCCTTTTGTTGACCAGGACAAAAAGGTTAGGTGCGGCTGGCTTTACATGTATGTTGACACAACTGGAACTGACCTAATGAGAAACATTAAGATTCAATCTATTACAAACTCAAATCCATGCGTAGTCACAACGGTTGTCGATCATAATTTACACTCTGGGGATCAGGTGACTTTCTTTGGCATACAAGGAATGACAGAGCTAAATGGAAGTCTTGCATTTGTAACTGTCCTGGATCAACAGACATTTTCTTTAGATGGTGTAGACTCTTCAGCCTTTGGGGCTTATACATCTGGTGGCTTTACATCAACATCAGTTCCTGCCAAAATGATTATAGAAATTATTACTAATGACATTGGCCATAAGACTCAACTGAACAACCTTTCTCAAGATCCTTACCAGGGAAATTGCACAAACATGCTGTTCGAAGACGGCTCTAAGAAGTGGTATAAGGTTTTCATTAACCAAACAGGTAAGTTTATTCAGTTTAGGCTTAAAAACAGGCAGTCTGGAGCGAAGATAAATGTTCAAGCAACGATGCCTGGATTTCAACCTGTAGGGAGATTAATTTAATGCCTACGCTTTTTACAAGTTTCAATTGGGGATCTTCCCTTAGGAACTCTAACCCAGAGTTGAATAGACAGTTATCAGAGGCTTATTCAGATGTAGCATTAGCGGTTAATACTAAAGTGTCAAAATACGTCACTGATGGAGTGAATAAACCTCACGTTAATCCTCCTGCTTCTAGTGATTTTAATAAGAATTTTGATATTGCAGACATCTATGTAAGGACAGACACCAATTCTGCCTGGATAATGACGAGCCGAACAACTTCATCGGCTGTAACATGGACTTTAATCACGTAGTGTAAAGCGGATTTACATTGGAGAAAGAATGGCAACTTATAACCCAGCAAGCGCAGTAAGCGGAGCAATCTCTGGAGCTAAGTTTGGCTCAAGTTTCGGGCCAATCGGAACTGGAGTTGGAGCATTAGCCGGTGGAGTCATGGGGCTGTTTGGCTCTAGAAACAAAAAGAAAAAGCCTAAGCGCATCAGCACTCTAGATCCTCAACAGCAACAGCTTTATGATCAATATATCCAATCTTTAGGCGGTCAAGGCCCATTCTCTGACCTGTACAATTTTGATTCTGCTGGCTACAACCAGGTTTTTGATCAAACTATCGGACAGCCTGCCTACCAAAACTTCCGAGAGAATGTTATTCCTGGCATTACAGGGCAGTTTAGAGGTAGCAACATAATGAATAGCTCCTATGCTGGAGAGTCTCTTGCTCGAGCTGGTCGTGATGTTCAGAGAAATCTGGATGCTCAGAGATCCGCAAACATCTTCTCTGGACAGCAACAAGCAGGCGCGAATAAACAGAATGCCATTAATAACATCTTAGGTATGCAGACCTTTGCGCTAGAAAGACCACAGGAGGGAAGCCCTAGCATCATTGACCAAATACTTGGATCTGTTGCGCCAAGAGCAGGTGAATGGTTTTCTGACTATCTAGGTGGGATTGCAAATCGATAAAGACTTTAGGAGGAAAAATGCCACAACTTCAAATCGTAGACTTAAGTCCAATCCCCAGAAGAGACAAGACGCACCTTGAAAAAACTCTTGAGTCTTTCTCTGATAGACAAAGAGAAACAGGTTTAGAACAAAGAGAAACAGATGCGTTAAGAGACATCTATGGAAAGTATCAAAGAGATGGCCAAAACATCGAAGATGCTATCATTGGTATCCAAACTCGCCCTGGTATTTCTCCTACTTCAAGAGTCAACCATGTAAATCAGCTTCTTCAGTTGCAGAAATACAATAATGAACGCACAAAAAAAGCTCAAGTTGATGCTGAAAAAGCAGAGAAAAAAGCTGCCAATCAAGCCATCATAAGAGATTTGGAGCAAAGAAGAGGACAACAGCCTGGATCTTTAGCTGCGTATGAAGATAATCCCGCTATGGCTGCACAGATTACTAGACCTTCTCTAGACAGAAGAGTCAATCAAGCTGATAGGCCTATTGATGAAGATCAGCAGACACGAATAAATCAAGTTGTTGATGATCCTCGATGGGAAAAGGCATCCCTTTCTCAGAAACAACAGTTACTTTCTCGTGCTGGGGTTTCTACTTCTAATCAGAAGTCTATTATCGACCCTCTTTCTGAAGAGTTAAAGGCTAAGCCAGGCGGTAAATATGAAGAAGAAAGAGAAAAGTCAATTGCCTCTTATGTTACCAACGCTCTTTCTGAGAGAGAAGCTGCTGAAGAGCTCGAGTACACATTAGATACTGCTAAAAAGGCAATCCAAGGAGATGTAACAGGAGAAGGATGGGAAGCATTAGTAAAATCAAACCCTTATGGACAGCTTATAACCGGATTAACTCCAGATGAAGCTACTTTACAAGCATCTAATAAAAAGCTTCTTGAAGGTTCAAAAGGTATATTTGGATCAAGACCAACAGAAAGAGAGATTTTCCTTCTTCTTAATTCTATGTTGCCTTCTATAGGCAAGTCTAAAGAAGCTAATATGGCATCGATTTACTTCATTGATAAGCTTAATAAGTTGAAGATAATGCATGGGGATATCGTTGATGACATTGCCAAACAGGGATATGTTCCCGATATAGAGAGCCAAGTAAATCATAGAATGAAACCTATCGTTCAAGAATTCAGGGAAGAGTTAGAAAAAGCTGTAAAAGCTCAAAACGAGATCAAAGGGTCTGAGAGAGTAAAGGTTAAATCTCCTGATGGAAAAATCGGTTACATGACTCAATCTCAAATAGATAAAGCTAGGG